CACCAAACACAACTACTACTGCTCAGTATGGATATTTTGTAGATCAAAACCAAGAACCAATTTTAGGAAAACCTTTACTATTTTATCCTATACATCAAGCGGCAGGCGGTAGTACTACAGTAATTTCTTTTAAAAACGCTCCTTCAGGATCTAATATAAATTCCCCCTTAACTAATTATTTTATTCCTAGTAATAGTTTGGCTTTAAGCACCTCTACTAGTACTAAAAATTTAAACTTTAGAGATGAGTTTAACGAGTATACTGGATCTTCTGGTTTTACAGGAACTTTATTTAAAGAAAATTACGACACTTATATTTCAAATATATTTAGCGGTAAAAGAAGACTAATAAAACTAAAAGCTTTTTTGCCTTTAAACATTATATACGCTTTAAAACTAAACGACACTTTACAGATAAACGAACAGAACTATAAAATAAATACTATAGATACTAATCTAATAACTGGAGAAAGTGATATGGAACTATTAAACGAGTTATGATAAAAAATATTATAGAGCTATTAAAGTACGCTAACGGAGAAACTGATAATATAAAGTTTGCTCAGGGATCTAAAAAACTCCCCACTAATTTTAAAGAAGTTAAACAAAAACTTAAAAACGAAATCAAATGGCAGTAATAGAAACTATTAAAGTAGAGGGTGCTGACGAAGCGGTTTCAGATATTCAAAAAGTACAAAACTCTTTAGAGAAATTTAATAAGGGAGTTAATAAAAATAGAGATGCTACTAGGCTATTAGATAAAGCTACAGGCGGAGCAGTAACTAAATTTCAAGATTTACAAAAAGGAGTAACTCAGGGAATTATAGGAGTTAAAGGTTTAGCTAAAAGTTTTAAAGGACTTAGAGTAGCTATAGCCGCTACAGGAATAGGATTAATAGTAGTAGCCTTAGCAACTATAGTAGAGTACTGGGATGATATAATAGGATTTATTTCTGGAGCTACTAAAGAACAAGAAAGGTTAGCAGCACAATTAGAACGAACTAAAATAGTTTTAAACAACGAGACAAATTTATTAAGACAACAATTAAGTTTACAAGAACTTAAAGGAGAATCTACGGCTCAAACTTTAATAGATTTAAGAAAGTCTTTATTATTACAACAGGCTATAGCTAAACAACAATTAGAAGAACAAGTAACTCTATTAGAAAATCAAAAAATACGAGACGAAGAACTAACTTTCTTTGACAAACTAAAAGCTTCATTTGTAATTAAAAAAGACTACAACTATCAGGAAGAGCTAGCTTTAATTCAACAAGAAAAAAGAAATGTAAAAACTGAAGAACAAGTAATTTTAGAGGATAAGATTAATAAGCTTAAAACTGAAGGCGGAAATATAGATAAAGCTTTAGCTACTTTAGATTCTAATGCTAAAAAGAAAGGGCAAAAAGAAGTTGACGAAGTTAAAAAAACTGAAGATGAGAAATTTAAAATACTTCAAGACTTTTTAATAGCAAAAGAGAAACTAGAGGATGAGTATTTTCAAAGTAAATTAAAAAAAGAAGAACAAGAGAAAAACGTAGTTAAAGACAAATATTTTAATTTAATAGAACAGGCTAAAAAATTTGGAGAAGACACTACATTTTTAGAAGAAGCTAGAGAAGCTGGACTAAAAGAAGTTAGAGATAAATTTAAATTAGAAAGAGAAGAAAAAGAAGCTGAGGATACATTAATAAAACAGGAAGCTCTTATAGAAAAACTAGAATTAGATAAAGAATTTGAAGAGTTAAATTTTGACGAACAAAGAGAGGTTCTCAATCAAAGAGAAAAAGCTTTGACAAATGATAAAACTTTAACTGACGATCAAAGATTAGATTTGCAAGATAAATTTAAAGATGCTTCTGTTGAAATAAATGATAAAGAAAATAAACAAAAAGAAGAAAGTAACCAAAGATTTTTAGACACTATATCTGGTCTATCTACCCTTTTAGGAGCGGAAACTCAAGCTGGTAAACTTGTAGCTTCTGCAGGTGCTTTAATTGCAACTTATTTAAATGCTAACAAAGCGAGAGAAAGTCAATTAGCTATACCTACTCCAGACGCACCTGTTAGAGCAGCAATAGCCGCAGGGGTCGAAATAGTAGCTGGTTTAGCAAACGTAAAAGCTATTAACTCTGTTCAAGTTCCAAAAGCAGGCGGAGGCGGAGGCAGTAATCCTACCGCTCCAACTGCTCCACCTGCTCTACCTCCAGCGTTTAACGTAGTAGGTCAAAGCGAAACTAGTCAGCTATCTGAAACTATTGCTAATCAATCTCAAGAACCAGTACAAGCTTTTGTAGTAGCAAATGACGTAACAACTGCTCAAAGTTTACAAAGAAATATAGTGCAAGGAGCAACGATATAAATACAAAACAAATTATTAACCAGTTATATATATAGATATGAAAATAGTAGAATTAATAATAGACGAAGAGGATGAGCTAGGAGGAATAGAAGCAATAAGCTTAGTAGAACAACCAGCAATAGAAGAAAATTTTATAGCTCTTAAAGATCAAAAAGAATATAAACTAAAAACTTTAGACGCTGACAAAAGAATAGTCTTAGGAGCATTACTAGTTCCTAATAAAACTATCTACCGTAAAGACGGCAAAGAGGAATATTATATATACTTCTCAAAAGAGACAGTAAAACGAGCTAGTGAGTTATTCTTAATAAACGGTAAACAAAACAATGCTACCCTAGAACACAAATTTGATATAGAAGGTCTAACCTTAGTAGAGTCTTGGATAGTAGAAAACAAAGAGAAAGACAAGTCAGCTATTTACAATATGGATGTTCCAGTAGGAACTTGGATGGGTGCGGTAAAAGTAAACAACGAGGATATATGGCAAGACTTTGTAAAAACTGGAGAGGTTTTAGGCTTTAGTATAGAAGGATTCTTTTTAGATAAAGACAATAAGAAAGATGAAAAAAATATGTCTTCAGAAATTAAGGCAGGTTTACAATTACTTAAACTTAAAGAACTTTTAATTAAAAAGAAATAATATGCCAGTAAGAAGACGAAAACGTAGCACCACTAGAAACGACCAGTCAATGTCTTATAGAGATCGCTGGAACCCAGCTAGTCCAAACAGTAGTACTAGAGCTTGTTACTGTAAGGATGAAAATACTTATTCAAGAGAGTGCTGCGATGGGTCCTTATGGGCGCAAGGTATCGGAAGAGTTTAACCAAAATGCAAATAAAATTATAGGGTAGTTATATAAGTATGAATCCTCTAAACAAGATTACTGAAAGGTTATTTAAGGATAACTTAAACTTAGCATATATTTTACGACAAATAGAGAAAACAGAACTTCAATTAGAAGACTACGACTGGGACCAGTGTATAGCGGACCAGACTAAAGAATATGGAGCTGAGGCTGCTCCTAAAATATGCGGATATATAAAAAGTAAATATGGGAATTAAAACAAAACAAACAGTCTTAGACCAACTATATAGAAATACTACTAAGCTTTCAAAAAAAACTGAATTAGCTTTAATAGACGATATTGATAATGCTATTAACGATTCAGTTAACAGACAAAGTGAAGCTGAAGACGTAGTTAAACAAATGGAGGCTATAGGAAACGATATTGACAGTTTAGCGTCTAGATTATCAAACTTAGCTAATTTAGCTAACGATACGTTGGAAAAAGGATATGATCAAGCAGACACAACTCAGGCAGTTTTAGATGAAGTTTTAAGAAATGCTAATGAACTGGGTCTTGAAATAAATGATATTCCTAGAGCTGCTGAATTACAAGAATATGCTAAAGTAGATTTTACTAGAATTAAAGCTATAGAAGACACTGTATTTAGTGCAATAACTCCGTCAGTAGACTCATTAAAAACCGCCTCAGACTTATTTTTTTAAAACAAATTTTAGATAAATTATGAACACAAAACAACTAATACTAAACAAACTAAAGAACGCTAGAAAAGAAAGTCTTTCTAAAAAAGTAGACTTAGGTCTTATAGATAATTTTCTTTATGACGATATGACAAGTTTAGAAGACGAAGCTAGTAACCTTGAGTATTATGCCTACGACTGGTTTGACGATGCTTTTTATGCAGCTATAGAGGCGTGGCAAAAAGTAAACGATGTGATGAATATGGGCGCAGGAAATCAAATAGACTATGCAGAACTACAAAGAGACGAAGAACTATTAGCTGAAATTGCAACCAAAGCAGACGAACTAGGGTTAGCTCCACAGGAAGTTTACGACCAATACGATGAACATTTAGCTCTTATTAAAAGAGTTGAAATGGACTCTGTAAAATTTGAAGAAAACAAAATGAAATTTGACCAGTGGTTTAAATAATATGAACGCATTTAAAACTATACTAAAAAAATTATACTCAGGAGACAATCCAGTCTTTGCAGTATTAAAAGCTGAAAACAAATTAGAGTTAGCAGCTATAGACGAATTAGACAGTGCTTTAAGTGAAGCTGAGGTAGTAAGTAGAGAACAGTATCAAGATATAATTCCAGATTCTCAAGACTTTATGTTAGAGCTATCTAGTTTTAAACAAGAAGCAGACGAATATCTGTCTAAATATGAGTATATAGACGATTTCTATTCAGAGTTCAAAATAAGGATGGATTCTTTAGAAGAGAAATTAAACTTATATCAGACTTTAACTGACGAGTTAGGAATAGATCCTAATAATTCAGATATATATAGTTATGGAGACCAAATTTTAGTAGATATGCAAGACGAGTATAGAGAATACGACAGTAATTTAGATTTAATAAACGCCTCTATAAGTGCATCGTCAAATATAGAATAATAATAAATAATAATAATTAAATAAGTAAATAATGAAAGCAACTGAAATGTTAAAAAAGATTAATACTCTACTAGGTTTAAGAGTAGATCTAGAGGAACTTGTTTTAGACAACGGTACAAGAATTTTTGCCGATAGCTATGACAAGGGAGAAAGCGTTTTTATCGTAACAGACGAAGACGAAAGGGTTCCTTTACCTGCAGGCGAATATATGATAGATGATGGTCGTATGTTAATTGTAAAAAGTGACGGAATGATAGACGAGGTAAGACTTGAATCTATTCCTGAAGCTGAAGAGGAAGGGTATAAAGACGGAATTGCAGACGAGAAAGAAGACGAGAAAGAAAAAATGGAAGAGGAAGTAGTAGTAGAAGTTCCTGACGAAGTAGCTCCAGAAATGGCAGAAATTATAGCTGCAGTAGTCGAAGTAGTAGCTCCAATTATCGAAGAGGTAAAAGTCGAGATAGAAGAGTTAAAAAGAAAATATGGCGAAGTAGATAAAGTAAAAGAAAAAATGAGCAAATCGCCAGCTAGAAAACCTCTAGCTCACGCTCCAAAAAATAAAGAAAATGACACTTTCCTATATGGCCAAAACAGACCAGAAACTACTATGGATAGAGTGTTAGCAAAAATAAGTCAAATCAAAAAATAATAAAAAATTATGAGTACATTTTCAAATACGTCTAATGACGTAGAATACAATCAAGTAGGTCAGTCTTACTATACAGTAACTGGAGACATTTCAGAAGGCGATATAGGAAACGACCACAACGTAGGAACAGACGGTTTAACAATCGGTATTCCTAAAATTACTGCAGGCAATTTAGGATGCACAATATTCTTTAGAAATTCAGGTGCTGCAGGAAACAACAAATTAGTTATTTCTCCTGACGATTCAAACAAAATTATTGGTTCTGTTACTTTATCAGCTTCAATAGTAATAGCTGGCGGAGTTTTAGGTAAAGACTGGGAAAATACCAAAGCAACATCTATACAAGGAGACTGGTGTGCTTTAAGAGCAGTAAGTTTAACTGAGTGGTATATCATAGGTTGTCAAGGAATCTGGGCATCTGAAGCATAATCAATAATACATAAATAATAAATAAAATGAAAAGAAATATAAAATTAGCAACTACAACTTCGATTACTACAACGTATTCTGGAATTTTCGGAAATCAGTATATAGCGGCCGCATTATTGAGTGCGAGTACTATCAATGACGGAGGAATTACTGTAAAGCCAAATATTAACTTTAGAGAAACTATTAAAAAAGTAAGTACTGGATCTTTAGTTCAAGACGCTGGTTGCGACTTTGCTCCAAACTCTAATATTACTCTTACAGAAAGAGTATTGGAACCCTCAAATTTGATGGTAAACCTTCAAGTTTGTAAAAATGATTTTTTGAAGGATTGGCAAGCGCAGGATATGGGGTTCTCAGGTTTCAAAAATCTACCTCCTCAATTTTCAGACTTTATTCTAGCTCACGTTGCAGCAGAAATAGCTCAACAAACAGAACAAACTATCTGGAGAGGAGTAGCAGCTAACGCTGGGGAATATGCAGGTTTAGTTACTTTAGCAGCAGCAGACGCTGACATTCCAGCAGCTCAAAAAATAGCAGCAGTTGGAGGCGGTGTAAATTCCGCAAATGTAATAGCTCAAATGGGACTCGTAATTGATCAAGTACCTTCAGCTTTATATGGAAAGGAAGACCTACACTTATACGTTTCTCAAAACGTAGCTCGTGCATATGTGAGAGTTTTAGGTGGATTTGCTGCGGCAGGTCTTGGAGGTTCAGGAACAAACGCAATGGGTACTCAATGGTTTAACAATGGTAGTCTTACTTTTGACGGAGTTAAGATTTTTGTAGCTCAGGGAATGAATGACAATTCTATGATGGCAGCAGAACGTTCAAACTTATATTTTGGAACAGATTTAGTCGGAAATATGAGTGAAGTTAAATTGCTCGATATGAGTGATTTAGATGGATCAGCTAATGTAAGAGTAATCTGTAGATTTAGCGGAGTCGTGAATTATGGAATAGCTTCAGATATTGTAGTTTATTCTTAAAAATTAAATTAATCTAAAATTGGGGTAGGTGGGAAATCTGCTTACCCTTTTTTTTATAAAAAATATATAAATTATGAGTTGTTCAATATTAGCTATAGGCCGTAACCTACCCTGTAACAAGAGTGTGGGCGGTGTGAAAAGTATAATTCTAGCGGACTTTGGAACTTTAGGAACCTTATCGGTTACTGGAGCAGAAGTTACTGCAATAAGTACTACACCAGCCGCATATAAATATTTAGTAAAGCCAGGATCTTCAGGTATGACCCAGACGATTACTGCAAGTGCTGAAAATGGTACGGTTTATTATGACCAAAGTGTAACTATACAGTTACAAAAACTAGACAAATTAACGCAAGGAGAAATACAAGACGTTGCAAAAGGAAACC